GAAGAAATCAATACGGTGACATATATGATAAAGCAGGAATAATTGCAAACAAAGATGCGTCAACACCTGAAGATTTTATTAAAAAATTAGCTGCGTATGACAAAGCTCACATTGAACAAAATTTTCCAACTGCATTGGCAACAGAACAAGCAAAAGGACCGGGTAAAAGAGAACAATTTAAAAAAGGTTTGGAGAATAGAATTTCAAATAGAGAAAGTGGATCTCTTTCTATAGGTTCTCCTGCCCCTGTTAGAATTCCTTCTACAAAACCTTCTATACCTACAAAAATTAATAATAAATCTACTTCAGGTACATCATCTGTTTCTGTGTTAAATAACAATACTAATATTATTAATGGTAGTACAAATATGGCCGTTATGTCAAGCGACAATAACAGTTATCCAGTATTAATAGACAAACAATATTATAATTACGGTTAATATTAAATGGCAAAAACAAGAAAAAAAAGTATACTATCATTATTGGGACAAGCGAGTTACCGAACTGGCAAAGGTGCTGGCCAATATGTAACAAACAAAATCTTAAATCGAATTCAATCCAGGTTGGATCCCCGTAATTTTGCTAGAATTCTCGGTGGACAAGGATTGATAGGTGATGCAGCTGTAGCTTTGACTGGTGGTTTAATGAATGTAATCAGTTCAAGTACAACTGGAACTGGACGTAAAAGGAATAAAAATCCACAATACAGTTCGATTGGAAATGGACCGGTTAGACCATTAAGAATGGGTGATGCTTCTGCTGATATTCTTGGCAAAATGTATAATTTTATGCGTAAAACGGATGAATTATCCATAAGAAGTCGAGAAATTGAAAACTCCTTTCGCCAAGAACAATTAGATGAAGATGAACGTAGGCATCAAGAATTAGTAAGAGCGATTAAATCATTCACAAAAAAAACTAGCAAAACAAATACTGCCGATACAGCAGATTCAAAAAAAGAAGGTCTAGGATTAGCAGATATTGTTGAAACATTTTTGGGATATCAAGGTGGTAAAAAAATTCTTGCGGGCGCTGGGTCTAGATTAGCTAAAGGATTAGGCAACCGATTAAGTAAATTAGGTAAAGGTCTTTTACCTAAAAAAATCACAAATCTATTTAAACCGAAACTTCCAACAGTAACAGAGCCTGCAGCTCGTGTACCAAAAGAAAAAATCACAACAAACAAAGGCAGTAGAACTCCTGCACCAAGAGGTAGTTCTGAAGCTAAGAGTAGTTTGAAGTCCCGTAGAGCTGGTCGTGGAATACCAATGCGAGAAACGGAAGAATCATTAAGTCGAACTCAAAAAGTTGCAAAAATTGCAAAAGATATGGCTAAAGGAGCAGGTAAAACTGCCGTTAAAATTAGTTCCAAGGCACTTAATGCTGGAAAAGGAATACTTAAATTTTTACTTAATGTTCCTGGTTTAAGCTCAGTAGTCAATTTAGCATTATTAAAATATCAAATTGATGGTATAACAGAGGAATATACATCAGGTAAAATTGATGAAAAAGAATATCATAGACGTATTGTTGAAGCCGTGGGTGGTTCTTTGGGTGCTGTTGCCGGTGGTTTAATTGGTGGTGAACTTGGTGCAATTGCTGGAATTGAAGGTGGACCTTTAGCTTTAGTTACCGGTGTTGCCGGTGCTGTACTTGGTTCTTTTGCTGGTGGTAAATACGGTGAAGATGTAGCCAATGAACTATACAATCAATTTGAAAAACTTGACGATAAAGAACTACAAGAAAAAATAGATAAGATTAAAAATTTACCTGCCAATTGGATGGATAAATTTAAACAAAACTCCAATTCAAATGCAGGAAAAGGTCGTGGACATACTTTTGCTTCTCCTGCCATACAATCACCCGCACCTGTTATAAAAACATCAACCGTACCACAAATTAAAAACGATTCGGTAAATGGTGATAGTAAACCTATTGTTTCTGTCAATAATAAAGTTACTAATGTGGGGGGTAATTCATCTAAGGTGTTGAGTACCAGTACCGCTAAACAAAGAAATTCTGATTTAGATAAGTTTTTGAGAAATACGGTTGTACCCGTTTAACCAATAAAAAACCCACCTTTCGGTGGGTCTAAACCTAAGGGGTCGTGAGGTTTAATTATCTTCTTCAGCTAATTTAGCGAAGTAACTTAGATCATCATCGTCACCTACTTCATCTTTAAAAGGTGAATCTTCAGCAACAGGTTTAGGTGATGCCTTAGCCTGTTCTTTGATTGTTTCTACGGTTGTCTTAGGTGCAACTACTTCACCATTCAAACCAAGAACTTTATCAAGACGTTTCTTCAACTCATCATAAGACTTGAACTCTTTGTCAGAAATCAATTCACTCAAAGCAAATTCTTTCTTGTACACAGCTTCCAACTTAGCATCATCTTCGAACAATGGTGATGGTGATTCAAACTCAGACTTATCATAGTTCTGATAGCCTTCTACCTTACGAATCTTCAACTTGAAGTTGGCACCAGTCCATAAGTCAAATGGATTGATTGCTTGTTCATCTTCAAACTGTGGGTTCATCGCTTCAGAAATCTTATCAAAGATTTTCTTACCAAACTTGAACAATTTAACTTGTCCTTCGTTCTCAGGATGTTTAGGGTCAGAGATGATATACACGTTAGCAATGTAATTCAACTTACGCTTTTGCTTACGTACCACATCTTTGTTTGCTTCAATGCCAGAATTCCATAATGTAGAATTGTGCTCACATACTGGACATTGTTGGTTCTTTGTAGTGAGACAGTTATCAATCAACCATCCACCAGGACCTTGGAAGCCATGGGAATGAATCTTAACCCAAGGCAAAGCATCATCACCATCCTTTTCAGAGGCGGGAAGGAAACGGAATACTGCCATACCATTGCCTGCCTTATCAACTTCAGGTCGCCAGAAATTATTATCTTTCTCAGCGCCACCCTCAGGTGATACACTTAATTCTTTAATCTTTTGGGAAAGTTTGTCGAGGTTGCCAGATTGGCGTTTTAGATTTGCGAAACTCATATTTTACTGCCTTTCGTATAAACGGAGGATAAACGGAATATAAACTACTATCAAGTACTGCTCATAATCAACTACTATATCATAATATTTAGGCGTTGTCAAACGTATAGTCCTAATATTGCCAATGTTGTTGGCCAATCTTTGTGAAGAATACCAATACCACCGGCCTTCTTCCAATCTTCAATTACAGATTCAGTATCATCAATGATAATCTTATCTGGTGCTGCATATTTGTACTTATGTTTTTTACCAGGTACAAAGTTCGGTGTGAATGTAATGCCGTGTGTCTGTAACCATACTAATTTCTGTTTTGAAATAGAATCATATCGCTCTTGGTTTGCTGTAGAAGATAGAATCTGTGTTGGTACTGATGCCTTGCGTAAGAATGTAATACCATCCATAGCACCTGGCATCAAATCCAATGTGGCAAATTCACCAGAAGCAATAAAGGCATCGAAGTATTTGTTGAATTCTTTTTTCTTCTCAGCATCTCTTGGTGCCATTTTATACAACTCAAAATATCGTTTGTAGAAATCAGCAATCACACCATCCATGTCTAAGTAGATACAACTAATTTTTGGTTTTTGCATATTTGTCCAATAGTTTTTCGTAAATTCCTAAACCTTTTAAATTATCTGTAAATAATTTTTGTGGCCATGTTCCATAAGTATCTTGTGGTGTTCCTTGATCCATTAAATATCTAATCAAATTTGGATTATTCATATTAAAATCCATATTCTTCTCACCTCGATCTCTGGCATACTTCCAAAATTCAGTATCGTATATTGATCCTGAATAATAATGCATCATGATAATATTTTCAATTCCCTGCACTTCATCAGAGTATGCTTTGTTTGCTGCATCCAAACTTTTATTATTAAACCATACATCAAAAGCATTTCTTTGAATTATATCCATAAGAGTAATCGATGTTGCCTCTAATGGTTCTAGAAAGAAAGAAGCGTTACCATTATAAACCACTTTGTCAGTAAAGTTCTTTTTTCTAAAGTAATTTTTAAAACTAAAAGAATTTGTATTTTGACTAGGATTAAGATTGTATTGTTTAAATATGTTCTTAACGTCCTCTTGTACTTCTTCAAGTGTGTTTATATTGCTATTATACAAATAACCAATCGAACAACGATTTTGTAATGGTATACCAAACACCCATCCATAAGGCCTTGCTATTGTTAATGTATGACTAAATCTAGGAAAATCCCAGTAACATTGTGTTACATGTACTGAATTGACAGAGATATAATCGGATAGATAACAATCATCATAATTACTTGGTTTACCTGAACAATCCATAATAAAATCAGCATCGACATTATCAGCCGTAACATTTTTATCGATAACTTTTATTCTATCTTTTAAACTATCAACGATATACTCTTGTAATTTGCCGGCATTAAAATGATAAGCAACATTCGGTGGAGCAAAATAACTATGATAATCTTTACCTGTACTCCAACCAGATTTATATACAGATGATTTGTAATAACCATCTATTTCTTCCAATTGGTGGTGTTTAAAATATAAACACTCATTTAAATTCCTAGGCAAACAAACTTGAGAACCTTCACCTACAGGTTGAGGTTTTATGTTACTATCATAATATAATTCAATATCACAATCTGTCCATCTGGCAAAATGCATTGTTGATAAGACACCGGCAGTACCTTTACCGATAATTGCAATTTTCTTTTTAGGCATGTTCTTTAATCTTATCTTTTAATATTATTTTAAATTTATCTTTATCGTAATTGAGGAATGGTGAATACTTCTCACATTTCATTTTAAAATCAGGCCAAATAATATCATCATCAATCTTTTTATCCCACATGGGGAAGAATTTTAATAAATCATTCAGTATAACCAATGTCTCCAGTGAAACCTGTTTCAACTGTACCAATTTCATTAAGATTGGATACTCATTCCGTTTAACTGTCAACATTTCATCA